CAATGAAACTGATCTCAGAAATCACAGAAGATATCGGTGTCTCTACCGAACTGAATGAAGAGACTGGTAAGAAGAGTTTCTTTATCGAAGGTATCTTTATGCAAGGTAACCTAAAGAACCGCAACGGACGTATCTATCCAAGTGAAGTTCTTGATAAAGAAATGAATCGTTATCAAAGAGAATTCATCGATACAAAACGTGCGCTTGGTGAACTAGGGCACCCAGATGGACCACAGATCAATGGAGATCGTGTGTCCCACCTTATTACTTCTATGCACAGAGAAGGTGACAACTTCCATGGTAAGGCGAAAATCCTTGGCACACCAATGGGAGAAATTGTAAAGACATTCATCGACGAAGGTGTTCGTTGTGGTGTATCCACACGTGGACTAGGTTCGGTGAAAAACAGAAATGGCGTAATGGAAGTCCAAAACGACTTTCATCTTGCAACAGTAGACATCGTTACAGACCCATCAGCGCCGAATGCGTTTGTAAATGGTATTATGGAAAATACTGAATTCTACTATGATGTTGCATCTGGAAATTGGATTGCTCAGCAACCAGTTGAGGAAGTAATTGAAGAAATTCAAGAAACCGTTGAAAAGCAATACAGAACTGTTACTAAACGTATTGACGAATCAATGGCAGCTAGAATGTTTGAAACATTTGTTAGTTCGTTAAGAAAATGAATTTTTTATAAATACTTTTTGTAATTAAGAAATCTTAATCAGATTAAGGAGAAAAACAATGGCAGATGAAAAGAAATTTGTGTCTGACGATGGTGTTTCAACAGCAGCTGCTGCAACTACACCAGAAGGCGGAAGCAATAAGAAAAGAAAAGCTGACCACGACAAAGGTGAGAAAACACCTGAAACTCTGAAAGCAGGTTATAAAGAAGAAGCACAAGTTGAAGCAGATGCGGAAGTTGTTGCAGAAGCAGAAGCACCTGAATCAGAAGAAGTGGAAGTTGTAGAAGAGATTGTCGTTGAAGAGTCTATCGCAGACATCTTTGAAGGCATGGATCTCTCAGAAGAATTCAAGAGCAAGGTAACAGTTGTTTTTGAAGCTGCAGTCACTGAAGCAGTTAAAGGTAAAGTGGAAAAGATCGAAGAAGAACTTAACACTAAACTAGAAACTGAATTGGCTGAAGCAATCGAATCTAAGGTTGGCGAGATGGTCGAGAACCTAGATGCATATCTTGATTATGTCGTTTCAGAATGGATGGAAGAAAATGAAGTCGCAATCGAAGCTGGTATTAAGGTAGAGATGGCGGAGTCTTTGATGGACGGTTTGAAAGATTTGTTCTCAGAACACAACATCAAAGTTGATGAAGAAACATATGACATCGTTTCTGATCTTGAAGAAGAGATGAAGTCTCTTGAAGAAAAGTCAAATGCTGTTGTCAACGAAAACATTGCGTTGACAAAAGAAGTGGCGGATCTGAAAGCAGGTGTAATCTTCGAAGAAATGACAAGTGAACTTAATATGTCACAACGTGAACGTCTGAAGACTCTTTCAGAAAATCTGGATTCATCTGATCTAGATGAATACAAAGAGAATCTGAAGACAATCAAAGAGTCATTCTTCAAAGAAACAAATGTTTCTATCAAAGAAGATGTTGTTGACGAGGAAGACGAAGTAGTGATCGAAGAGGAAGTGGTTGTAAAACCTGTATCCGAACATTCTTCAATCAATGCTCTTGTTGAGGCGCTCAACTCAAGAAAATCTAGATAATTTAAACTGAAAAAATAAAAATTTATAAATACATTCAGTAATTAAAATAACACTAAGGAGATAGAAAAAATGACTGAGTCAAACTATCAAAAACTTGTGGAAAAGTGGGGCCCAATTCTTGAGCACGAATCTTTTTCACCAATCGCAGATCAGCACCGTAAACAGGTAACTGCATCTATTCTTGAAAACACGGAGCAAGCGCTTCGTCAAGAAGGTGACGCATCGGTTAACATGTCGTCGCTGCTTTCTGAAGCACCTGCAAACGCAACAGGTGGTTCAATCGACAACTACGATCCAGTGTTGATTTCACTGATTCGCCGTTCTATGCCAAACCTAATCGCATATGACGTTGCAGGCGTTCAGCCAATGACTGGACCAACTGGTCTGATCTTCGCAATGCGTTCACGTCAGACTTCACAAGCGGGTACAGAAGTATTCTACAATGAATCAGACACTACATTCTCTGGTGCAGGTACTGACACTGGTGATATGGGTGACGCAGTACCTAACACATCTGTATTCGATACAGGTACAGGTATGACAACTGCTGCAGGTGAAGCACTAGGTGACGGTAACGGAACCAACTTTGCAGAGATGGCGTTCTCAATCGAGAAAGTAACTGTTGCTGCGAAAACACGTGCGTTGAAAGCAGAGTACACAACTGAACTTGCACAGGACCTTAAAGCGGTACACGGTCTAGACGCAGAAACAGAACTTGCAAACATCCTGCAGTCTGAAATTCTGACAGAGATCAACCGTGAAGTAGTTCGTACAATCTACGCAACTGCTGTAGGTGGTGCAACTGGTACTGCTTCTTCTGGTATCTTCGATCTTGACGTAGACGCAAATGGTCGTTGGTCAGTTGAGAAGTTCAAAGGTCTGATGTTCCAGATCGAACAAGAAGCAAACGCTATCGCAATCGAAACACGCCGTGGTAAAGGTAACATCGTTATCTGTTCTTCTGACGTTGCTTCTGCATTGCAAATGGCTGGTGTACTTGATTACACACCTGCTCTTAACAGCAACTCTCTTGAAGTTGACGCAACTGGTAACACATTCGCAGGTGTTCTTAACGGACGTTACAGAGTGTACATCGATCCATATGCAGGATCTAACTACCTTGTTGTGGGTTACAAAGGTTCTTCTGCGTTCGACGCAGGTCTGTTCTACTGCCCATACGTACCACTACAGATGGTTCGTGCGGTTGGGGAAAACAGCTTCCAGCCAAAAATCGGGTTCAAAACTCGTTACGGCATGGTATCGAACCCATTCGCAGATGGTACTGCTGCAACAACTCAGGGTGCTCTTACACAGAACACCAACAAGTACTACAGAAGAGTTCGTGTATCGAACCTATTCTAATAATAAAAAGAAGGGCGGATCAACCGCCCCACTTTACTGCAAACTGGGAGATCTTCGGATCTCCCTTTTTTTTATTTCTGTTTCTCTCCACAATGTGCACAGTAAACCTTTTTAGGTTGCCAGTCATCCATACTTGCGATACTCCACCACCCTTTACATGACTGACATACAAAGTGCCAAATAGTTTCTTTATCTACATTCATTCTTCTACCTCTCTTGAAAGAATAAAAGATCCCTCTGGTGAGTCCATAGAGGTAATCAACTCTTCCCATTGACTGGGACTTATAGATATCACTTCAAACCTGTTTAACTCTTCATTCCATTGTCTGAGAAAAACAATATCATCAAACGCATTAACAACCATATCTTCGTGATTTGCTTCTTCGTCGACAAGGGTGATACAAACTTCATCGTGATCAAATTCAACGGTAAAAATTTTCTTGTTCCTTTCTCCATCGACAATATCCATGAACCCATCCAATTTCATATGCAGTATATGCAACAATGAAACCTATGCCTGGGATTGTAAATGCAGTGATCAAAAGAAGTTCTGCAAACATAAAAACGACAATATAATCATACCATCTGATCATGCACTCTCTTTCTCTGGTTCTGGGATATCACTTGCGGGTAGACAAACTACTGCAATGATCTCGTCATTGAACCCTGCTTTTGCAATCACCTCTATCGCAAGACGATTAGAGTTCGCAGGATCGTTTACATAATCCACGCATTCATGTCTCACATCAAAATCTAAAGTCTTAACTGCGAAGGGTTCCATCGTAGCCATGAAGAAAACAATAAACCACATCAGTCTTTAATCCTAACCAAAGGTTTATTATTAATTGCATCGTGGTAATCACCAGATTTATAATAGTCACGTGAAGATTCTTCTTTTGTAAGAATACCATCTTTCATACGATACGTGATGATTTCACGACGAATGACACCATCGGTGTCTGCGTCGAATGCTGCTTTAAATGGTCCGTCTGTCATTCATGAGTTACTCTCTATTTGATTTTCTGGTCCAATCAGAACTTGTTCTGCAAATTCCATAAACTCTTCGTTCTTTGCAGCTTCTTCTACTAAATTTGAAGCATGAAAAATCTTTGCGAGACGATTGAAATCTCTTTTAGGGATGCCCAAGTCATCGAGCATCTTTTGTGCAATATCTTTTTGGAGGTCTTTCTGTGCTTCAATTTGATAGAAAGAGTCTGACATTTCTTTCAGTGCTTTTTTAATCTCTTTACGATCCGCACTGGTGATCGTTGATGGTAGATCACTCATAATATTTATCTCCTTTTCTTACCTTCTACCCCAAAATTCTATGGGTGCAATCTGCGGTGTTTTGTCAAACAAGTACCAACAACAGTTATCTTTACCTGTCATCTTACTGTCTTCGATCCATTTTACTCTACCAATACTAACAATCTTCTTAAGTCTTGATAGATATGGTGCAGACTGTTTAGTGTGTACCCAGTCTGCGTCGAACAATAACCACGTTGGAGCCATGTCCGAAAAATGATTAATCATGGGATGAAGTATCTTTCGATCCCATGGTGGATTTGTGATGATGTATTTTGATTTTACTTGTTCTAATGAAAACGCATCACACTCTGAAACTCTATTGTCATGAGGTTCAATATCATATGCTGCCGTGCATAGACCACCATTCTTTTCTAAGTGATCTATAAGTCTTCCATCCCCCGCACAAGGTTCTGTGAATGTGTACCAATCCCCAAGGTGTGGAAATAGTGGTTCTACTGCAGCATAAGGTGTTGGATAGAAGTCACGTGGAAGTCTTTCGAAGTCACTTCTTTTCCCCATCAATAATACTCATCTGGTTCCATTTGTTCTGAGTGAACATCATGCCAAACACTACGATTACTCGCACCATGTGCTTTTACAAATTCTTCTTCTGTCATGTCGTATGCATCTTCCTGCATTTCCATGACCCACTGACCTACCTTAGACATCTAGTTGATCCTCTTTGATTTGTTCTACGCATTCATGAATTAAATCGTATTGCGCATCGCCGATAATTTCCCACATTTCTTCGTAGAAGATATCACGGCATTCGTCATCTGCCCAATCATCTTCATCTTCGTCCCAAGACTCTTCAGTTAGGTTCTCTGATTCCATAATCACACGATCACGTAGTTCTTCATAGTCGTCTTCGAAACCATCATAAATTTGAGATCCTTCGTATACTGAAACACCAAAGAAGTTTGGACCCTCGTCTTCATAAGTGATAGACGAAATAATATTTGGATCGTGTTCTTCTAAAATTTCTAGTAGTTTGACAAGACCCATTTCTGGAGCAGACCATGCTGCCTCACCATTGAAGTATGGTTCGTTGCCTTCTACATCATAGTCTTCAATATAACTCCATTTAGGACCAATGTGTTCTAATGTCCAAGCATACTTTTCTGTCTCTTCATATGTCAAGTCACCCTCAACAAAGATATCAGAGAACCAACGATAGTTCCCATCTTCACGAATACGTCCAAACATCTCTTTGAGTTTTGCACGAGCCTCATCGTTGATTTGGTGAAAGTTCACCGAAAAATGCACATGATTTGCCATTAGTCATCCACCTTTACTGTTACGTCATAACCACCCTTGCGATCAGTCCACCAATCGTCATCACGGTCATAATCTGTTTCCCAAGTCAGTTCCCAAAACTTATCTGTTTCTTCGTCTGTTGGTTCTTCACCTTGCGGCTCCATACCACCAAACATTTCTTGCTCTTGGTGTGAGATGATTTCAATGAGTCGTTCAACAGAACCGAAATCCTCAATAATCATATCCTCATCCCAATCATAGGTTTTACGAGAAGCCACTTGGTGCCACTCTGTCACAGTGAATTGCATAATTATCTCCTTTTGCCCGTCATTGGGTCATTTGCTTCTTGTGTGGACAACACCTGTAGTCCACCCTTGTTATACGCTTGTCCAATGACAGCGTTTCCAGTATACACTGGCATCTCTTTCTTCGTAGCGACACCCACAAGACTGCCTACACTAGGAATATCTGGTGTCTCTCTACGATAGGAATTGGCATCGGGACAAGGAGTCGAACCTCGGCCTTCAGTTTTGGAGACTGACGTGCTACCATAACACTTTCCCGACTTTGACTTGCCATGACAATAATCAATATACTCTTCAAGAGTAATTGTCTGGCATCTAATAGATTTTAGGAATTTGTTGTGCTTTCGCCAATCCATCTCATACTTGGACGGATTGACGTTCTTCTTTTTCTTACGCCTACGAGTGTTGTTCGTAGTGTAGTATGCGGGCATGAGTCCCATTGTTTAACCATTTATAATCTGATTTGCAATGATACTTGCATATGAGTCATACCCACCTACATGCCAGTTATATTCCTCAACAGGAACATTACCAGTTTTCCAGTTGTAGATAGAGAACTTGACATACACACTGTCATCGTCTTCGGGGTCGTAGACTTTTGCTTCAACCTGCCACTCTGCATTCACCTTTTCATTAGGGTCTGCATCAGAGTAAGTGGGAGCACCAAACAAGTCTACCAGTTTCTCATACGTTGTTGAAACATAGCCCTGCAAAGAACTCATGTTTAGATCAACACTTGAGTCTGCTTCAAATTCTAGAACATTCATAATATATACCTCACTTATTTCACTTTGTTATTGTAACCCAATACTTCACGCTTGTAAAGAGATTTTAGAAAATATTTTGTGCGTCCAAAATACTCTCCCATTTCTTCAGTGCAAACGTGTTTCTCCCAATTAAGAACTTCCTTCTTATGTTGATAATATTTTTCAACACAGAAGTTTCGAAAATTACTATTCTTCGGCATTAAATGCACCCCCTATAAAGAGTCCTGTTACCATCATAGCCAATCCAAGCAATCCATACAGAATTGTGTCACCAATTGACATTGCGTTTTCCATACACGCACCATCACAGTCAGAACCAGCGACTCCCATCAGAAGAAGGAAACCACTCACTCCAATAATTGTTCCAATCACTTTCATCATAATACTTATCCTTTCTTTAGAAACCATACTTTTCTTTACGATACTCAATATAACCCATAGTCTCTGGGAAACGTGGGTAACGGCGGCATGATGCATCGTTGTTAGTGTAAGACACTTTGAACTGCACATCATCACCAGCGGCACGAACTGCATCAACAAATGTTGTCATGTCGCAGTCTTCTTCCAAGTATGCAAACTTGTCAGACTTGAAAGAGAAGGGCGAAATCTTGAACATCACACCATACTCTTTTAGAACTTCAAGAGGCACACGCAAGTAACCGTGGCCAGGGTCAGAAACAAAACGGAAATTACGAACTTTCATTATACAGTCTCCTTTGGAGCAAATAGTTTACTCATACCTTCGAACACTACGTTGAAGGCGTTCACTTCATATTGCCAGTGATCGTAGAAGTCATCATCGTCACCATAGGTTTTCTCATCAGTCTCACCTTTGAGGAAGGCACGTTCTTCAGCAAGATACTTATCCCACTGTTTGTTCATGTATTCCATACCTTCAAGCAAACCACCGTCAGTCAGACGTTCAATCAACTGAGTTGCTTCATCAAAAGTCATCTCAGGCATCTCATAAAAACTAGGAATTCGAAACATTTTTTTACCTCTTTCTCTCAACTTACATATACAGTATAGATGTTCTTACAACAAAAGTCAAGGCATTTTTGAAAAAAAAGGGAAATTTCTTTCCCTTTTAAATCAATGACTTACGAATTTTCTCGATTAAATCTTCCAATGAGTTCTCATTAGCCTGATAGAGAATACCTATTCCACCCTTTTTAACCCAACGGTCAATGTTCGATGGTTTGTCATCGACTAGGATGTTTGGTTTCCCATCCAATTTATCAGTGGCATACTTTTCTTTCATACCAGTGAAAATTAGTTTATCCAAGTCAGGCAGATACCCCATACGAGTTAACCAAACACGTTTCCAGTATGCAGAGTTGTCACGATCTCCAGTTAGTGGTGAGGAGCAAATCCCCCAATCCCCTGTTGAACGAGCAAACTCAACTAGTGCATCTGATGTAGGAAACTTCTCTAAGGTGTTAAAGAAGTCAGTGTAACGTAGTGTTGCAATTGCCTTCTCTTTATCCTGTATCAGTTTCCAATGACTCTTGCCATGCATCTTTGCAAATCCATCAAAGAAGTTAGCAATCACTCCATCCATATCCAAATATAATGTCATAATTATCCTTTCACTTTTAACCGCATTGCGGCCATCTTGTTATAATCTTCTAACCATTTCTCAGGCGACTTGATGGTCTGAGAAACACTCATCTTAACCTTGTGTGCCCGAAACTGTCGTTTCAGTTCCTTCGCAACTTCAGTTCCTAAGAACCGAGAAATCAATTTCACCAGTGCCTTACGGAAAGGTAA